AGTTAGGCTGGTTGTGCGACCCTGATAGTGAGCGTTAGCAACACCGGTGGTTGTTCCAACATAAATGTTGTAAGCAATCGCGCCTGTGATAGCGGTTGGGATTGTTACTGTGAGTGCTTGGCTTGAAGTTGCTTGTGAAGCAACAGCAGAAACGATTGACTCACCAAAACCTGTTGAAGAGATACCGGCGTCAGCTGTGTAATAGACATAGTAAGTTGCGTTTGGAAGCGCAGTTACTGATCCGCTTGCTGATACTGCAGTAAGTGTTGGAAGTGTTGGAGCAGATCCGCCGTTAAGGGCACCTGAGTAGCCTGAAGCAGTACCACGAGCCATCAACATCATTCTTTCTTCCATTAGCATCGTGGCATAAAGCGTAGATGTTGAAGATAGTTGACGAAGATCCTGATATCCAAGACCAGAGAAGTTAGCATCGAATGAAACGCTATCTGATAGTGAGTATGAGTTGTAAGGCAAGATGATGTCATCTGCGGTGTAACTGATCTTTGAACCACGCTCGAAGTTGATTGAACCAAAAGCGGTAGTTGTAGATTCTGTGATGCCCGGCCAAATCTGACCTTGTCCACCTGTTCCTGTACCGGTATAGCCTGTGATGCGCTTGATGCGGTGGCTTGTGCCTACGCCCTTCTTACGAGGGATTCGGTTACGAAGTGGTGTTGGACGAGGTGTAAGGAGCTTTGCAGGTGCTTCGAGGTCGAAGGCTGCGAAAGATGTTGAGAGTGGAGATGTAAGGCTGATGTCCTTCTGGATCTCCTGTGATGCGATGCGTTGTGAAGCGATCGCGTTGTTCAAACCAGCAAGAGCATCTGGAGCAAGTGACTTAGAAGCCGCTAGTGCCTCAAGTGCGCGTGTTGGATCTTGTGCTGGTGTCAAACCATTTGTGTTAGGTAGTGCAAAGGACTTGTTCAGTTCTCCCTGAAACTCGTCCATACGCTTCGCGGCTTTCTTCGGTGAATCAACATCACCAAAGAGATCGGAAGCCTTAGGTGCTTGTAGCGCCATTAGGTTTTTTCCTTTCGAGTGGGTTTATTCTGCGTCCGGTTGTCCGGCTTTAGAGAGGTATTCCTTCTCTAGTTGCTTGTAACCTTTAGCAAGAATTGGGTCTGAAGTCGCTGATGCCTTGAGGCGATATTCAGCGGCTTTGATAAGTAGTTCGTTTGAATCATTGACATTGACTCGACCAGTCCGCTTTGGACCACCCGATGCCGCAGCCGATTTTGCAATTACGAGTTCTGATTCAAGAGCCACCGACTTATCTTCAGCTGCCTTTAATGCCGCCTTGTAAGAATCGATCTCAGCCTTGACTGTTTCAGACGCACTCTTTGTTGCTTTCTCGATGATCGAAGTTACAAACTTCTCACCGAGAATATCTTTGATTTCTTCTTCGAGTTTTTCCTCGATCTTTTCGACTTCTTCTTTGATTTCTTCAACGACAGTTTCGTCCTTGACTTCATCGACAGGAGCATCGACAGGAGTTTCTACTGCTTCGCCTTCGGCAGACTTGATTGATCCGCCAAGTTGATCTGGAGTTACGATCTGTGCAGTAGATACATTTGAAGTTGTACGGATTCCGCCGTTGTTGCCAGCGATCTGAACTGAAGTCTTGCCGTGGTTATCTCCGACTTGACCGCATCCGCACTCTAGGCACTTGCCTACAAACTTAACGGACATCTTTGTGCAACCCTTGCAAACTTTATCATCGCATCCGCCATCTTCTTGGCAAGCAACGCAACCATCGCAGTCGCAACCTTCAGATGAATCTGCATCTTTACTTGCAGAGAGTTCCAACATACTTGCATCGGTAGCCATAGCCTCACCTTCCTCGATTTCACCATCTTTGAAATTAAAGAGGTGCTTAAGAGCTGACAAAAGCGTGTCGATATCATCGCGCTCGTCTGAATCTGTATCTGCCATTTCGCTTGCTTCAGCGATAATCAGTTGGGCAATAGCCTTACGAGCGGCATCATACGAAGCCTGATCGAACTTAACTGAATCCGCGTGGATTTCTTTGATAACTTCGGCGAGCATAGATTTATCCTTCTGTTCGATTGGTAGTTCAACCTCGACAAGTTCTTCTACCTGTACGAGTCCTGCTTCGCCATCTACTGATTTAGCGAGCATAAGTTTTGCATTTGGGTTAGCAGGACGATCGACAAGAGAAACCTCAACGATTTGTCCATCAACGATTCGACCATTAGCGGCTTTTTGATCACGCACAACGCGAGGTGCTTTAATACCTATTGAGAAGCCTTTAAGAACGCCTGTTTCCACTTTCTTAACGCTAACAGGATCAACAACGAGAGCAGTAATGTAGTGACCATCTGGCTTCGCTTCATATTCTTTTGCTACTCCTGCCGCAATAGAGGAATGCTGTTCACGAATGTTTCCACCTGATTTGAACCATTCAGGCATTGCAGAGGAGAGCCAAGTGTCATCGCAGATTTGTTGATCAATGTCCAAAGAGTCATCAGTTGCTTTGCCATAGACGAGTAGCGATCCATCCTCTTGCTTTTCTTGCTTAACGATAGCGGCGTATGAGTTAGCGAAATCATTCATTACTGTTTTCTCCTTGTTAAGTTTCGCGGCAATGCTTTCAGCCCAAGACTTTCCAGCATCTCCACCCCACGCATCCCAAGCCACACGACCCGGTGATGGAAATCCTTTTTCCCCTTGACTAAATCCCTCTGCTTTTTTATCGACTTCGTGGCGAGCAAAGAAACTCACCATACGCATAATGGTATCGCGTGATAATCCTTCTCGCCTTGAAAGTTGTCCAGCGCGAGTGCGACCCGTACTTGTAAATCCATCCCCTGCGTGTCCGTCAGCGATCCAACCGAGAGCGCGTTTAGCGGCGGCGGCTACCCCTGCTGGCGGTACAAAAGTATCTGACATTGTTTAGGCTGAGTAAATAACCGATACTGCGCCTGTGTTAGTCCCAGCGGCTGAAACGGCGTAAATAGTTTCATTGCCGTGCATCCAAATTTGAACGCTGGCATTTGCCGCAAGGTTTTGTCCGCCATTTAGACCGACTGTATTTGTTACCGCATTATCGCCTAAGAAAATAGCGGCTGAATCTCGATTGTTGATTTGAACTGCTACATAACCCACACCGTTCGGCAAGGTAACCAAAGGTGTTGGAGTAGTTCCTACTGTGATGTTTGAGTGGTTAAGAGCCATTGGATTCCTTCTCTCGGATTATCGTGTAATTGTAATGCTTTTATTCATCGGTTGCTTGATCGTCTGAGTTATCAGAACTGCTCGAAGGTTCAGGCGGCACACCCATCGTAGAACACCTGCAGTTTGGGTGGACTGGCAGATCGTCTGCGCCTAATCCATTACTAAATTCGCCATCAACATCGGTAATTTCGCCATCGATATCGCATTCTTCATCTTCAGGATCAGATGCAACCCATTGAATCTGTTCAACGCCTAAAGCGGCATAAGAATCTACTGCGGCGGCATTAGCAGCTCTAGACCCCTCAGTCAGCGCAATCATTAAAGAACGCTCTGGCGATCCGACTACATCTTTTAACATTGTTGAAAGAGTTGTTGGGCTTGCACCAATAGAGAAACCTTCGGCAAGGCGGCTACCGATTTGGTCATAAGTTGTGGTGTTAAGGGTTTGTGTGGTGAGCGTAATCTTTCCAAGCAGTTTTTCTAATCCGCCCGGTGGTTTCAATAAAGCCTTTGCTGCAAAGTTGCCCGGTTCCCATTTATCCCATTGAATCGCATTCTCGAGTATCTCATTAGCCCAAGCCACCGAATCCCAGTTATGAGTTGGTTTTTTCTCTGCCTTCTTCGATCTTAACGCGGCACCATAAGCGTCAAAAGTTGAAGCGATACCAGTCACATACATATCGGCGTAATGTTGGCGAAGCGCAGACTTTAGAGCATCGTTATTGAGAGTGACATTGTGCATCGCCCACGCTCTAGCCCGAGCGCGATCTTGAGAAATGAACTCGCTAACAGTCGGATGCGTGTGTAGGTAATCCAGAACGATCTTTTTAGCATCAACACTTTGCTGCAGAGCGGCTCGAATTTTAAGAGCCGCTCCTTGAGCAATTCGCCCATCGACTTGATGAACGCCAAGCATTATGCGATGTATGCCTTCGCTAGCGATCGAGCGGTTTCCATATCACCATCGAAAGCGCAACGATTCAGAGCATCTGCCACGATCGGATCCAGAGCCTTGAACTCGAAATCTCTACGAGCGGCGTTTCCTTTCTTAGCCCACTTCAAGAACGCCTTGACCTCTGCGCTCGCGGCTTTAGCCATATCAGGAGTGCCAACCCATACAGGGACTTGATCCATTCCTAAGAGCCACATTGCAAAGAGGCGGTGGTGTCCATCAATGATGATTTGCTTTTCGCCATCGTCATATACGAGCGGATAATTACGGAACGGCTTAAGAGATTGACCCATCGCC